CGATCAGAACCCACCTCCAGTTTGCAAGCAAGAAAGTCATCTTTCATCCTTCGCGGAAATGTACGCCTTGAAAACTGCTGTCTGTAGATATGTTATTGGAGCGGTCACGGCGGCAATGATTGCAGCAGCTTCAAGCCCACTGGTAAGGCTTGTGGAGTTCGCGTATCCCGCCGCCCATTCAAAGGCTCTGTAGGTCATCCAGAGGGTCACAAATAGCACTGTCGAGCGTCTTATCGCCAGTTTGCGTTCCCACTCCAAGATGTCCGTCAGGATCACGAAACCTCCAGCCAGTCAGGATTCAAACATCGTACGTTCAGCAAGGCGGCGGCGGGACAAGCCGGCCAACACTTTTCCGCCTGCTTTATTCCACCGATCAAACTGCGCGCCCACGGCCTCATGCGCCGCTCCGCCATTCAGCAGCTTCAGCAGGGTCGAATTCTTGAACGCCTCCCTGCCAATGTTGTAGATCAGGCTGCACAGGGCATCGTATTGAGCTTGGGAGATTTCCACGTCGACCAGATCATCAACGGCGTCAGCGGCTTCCTGAAGGTCTTCCTGCAACAGATTACAGGCTTGCGTTTCCGTAACAGAATCCCCTGGTCGCACGTTCTCTGTCGTTCCGTAGCCGACCGTCCAGACTCCGGCAGGGCATTTGTAGGCGTGTTCCCGGTAACTCTCGAATGACTTGACCAGATCAACGCAGGCTTGAGATGGCTTCATTTGTGCCATCCATTAGCGGCAAGGACAAAATAACACGCAGCAGCAACTAGCAAGGCAAGAAACGAATGAAGTGACCATTTTCCGAAGGTTGAATATTTTTCATCCAGCCACTCATGTAATGCTTCTTTTACCGCGTCCTTTGATTCCTGCTTGCTTAATGGATCAACCATGATTCTTCCTTCCCGCCCTCTATGTGGCAGATGCGTTAATTACCGGCAATGCCCACCTACCTCGAAAACATCGAGCAGGTTGAAACACAGCCACTTTGCAACACTGGTACGCCAACCTGAATCTCCATTCTTGTACCGACTCAGGCGTTGGGTGAACATGTATTCTTGAGGAAAGTCCATGAAGATGAATGTCGCTATGAATACGTTGAAAATCACGTCCATGAACACCGCGAGCAGAGCAGCAGGAGCAAGCATGATCTTCGTCACAATGTGAAGCTGTTTCCACACAGCCTTTGCTGCCATTGTCACGACGAACAGCAAGTAAAAGGCGTAGATGTAGGCCAAGAGGTAGATCACAGCAATTGCCCCCTGAGTGCAGCAATCTTCACTTCCAGATCAATCATCCACTGCCCACCCTCACGAACCCTGCGCGGAGTCTGAGTTGCTTCCAGTTCTGCAATCTGTTTCAGGATCGCTTTGTTGGCTTCACGGATGGTGCCGTTGGCGAAGTGAGCGAGAACAGTTGAGTCTGCGGAGATGCTCGGGCCTGCTCCGGTGTAGCAAACAAACTCCACCGTATTTCCTGCGGTGTTGAGGTACCAGCCATCAGCACCAATCGCAGCAACAAGTTCCTGCCGAAGAATCTCGGCGTCGAAGGATTCGCCGAGTTGAGTTGTGTAGATCATGATTTAGCTCCTTGCCTCGATACTAAGACGACGCTGTATGGAAAGGCCTGTCTGCGTGGAGGCAGAACCAACGTACCAGCGTTGTTCAATTTTATGCAACCCAAGCTGCACACTGAAATCTGCATCACAACTTAGTTCTGCGAAAGCAGACGTTGGTAGAGTAAGCGCCATGATCGTGTCGGGGGACAAGCCGTCTATCTGTTGCTGACTGGCTGAATATACACCAGCGCTGTTAGAGCTTACAGCCTGATGCCTACCTGAAATTGTACTGCCGATCATATACGCTTCCATGTCTGTTAGCAGTACAGCAGATGTAGAAGTTGTAGTAGGCGCACTCGTCACCCCTCTCCGCACTTCCCTCTGCACCACACCTTCCCCGATGTAGTTCTTCTGCACCCCGCAAAGTTGCTTGACGGATGCAGGAGTACCGGAGTTCCAGAGGCTCGGGAACAGTGCTGACTTGTCACCGCTCCAATGTGCAAACTCGGAACAGGTGTTGGCACCGGCGGTCGGGAGGATCATGCCGCCTTGGTAGTATTTGACGTAGCTCCAGATGGCGTCGGCGTTCTGGGATGCACCGTTATCCGCATCACCGAAGTTGATCAAGTTTAATGCGTTCGCCGTCGTCAGCTTGCCGGTGCCGTCTACCGCGAGCTTCCCGTCAATAAACAGGTAGTAATCGGAGCCTTTTCCTTGCAGGGTGAATACATGCTCCTGTGACTTGAAATCCCCCTGCACAGTGAAATCGACAGAGCCGGTTCCGTTGGTTGTTAGGAAATACTCACTGAAGATCACATACACAAACTTCGTGCCATCAATCACCGCAAGATATGCCGAGTTCTCCCCTACAGCATTTGGATTATTCGGCACCCGCATCTTGGTCGAAACAGCCCAACCAGTTGTATTGTTGAATACTACGGTTTTCGTGTAATAGCCAGTTTCACCAGAGGCATATCCAGTTGCGTTCTGATGCAACTTGTTATTCTGAATCGACATCTTTGCCGCTTCGGTGCCTGCGTTCTGCGTGAACGTCCAACCCTGCGCACTCGGCAGACTCGTCATCTGCATATCCTGCGTCCAAGTCGGCGCGAGGCCGAAGCCATCACCGAGGCGGGCGGTACCGAGCTGCACCATCGCAGCATCCATCGTGAAGGTTTGAGCAGTCAGCGGAGTGCCTACAGAAACGCCATCTACATAAAGAGTAGCGTAATCTGCACCATCAGCCATAGTGCGAACACGAATCCCAACATCGTGATTGCCACTTGCGACACTGCCCGTACCCGTGACCGTAGCGACGGTTCTGTCTGATTCGTAGATCGTGAGAACTGGGTAGCCTGAACCGTTAATGGTGAGCGTGATCCGATCATGGTCGAGTCCATAAGTGAAGTCCCATACGTTGGTGCTAACAGCAAAGGTTCCACGATAGAGAATGCTGCAAGTCTTGCCGTCGTAGAAATTGGCAAGAGGTTGTGCGAGGCTGCGGGATTGATTGACCGGAGTGCCGGGGTTGAATGCCAGCTTGTAGTCGAACATGCCAGCAGATTGAATGATGCTGTTGGCTGCGGGGTTCTGGATGAGGAAGCATTGGGCTTGTGTTGTCGCCGGAGTCCAAACAGGGGCAGACGTACCAGTATTTGCGTTTCCATGCGGGTATTTCTTTGCTATGGAACACTTCCACATGAAGTAGTTTGTTCCGTCAGACGCGCCTTGATTTAAGGTAATGTGGTATTGGGTTCCGGAGGTAAGTGCAACATTAACCCCACTGAACAGATACCACTCGCCATCGGTTTTGCTAGTGATGGCTTTACCCGACAAAGTTACCGCTGATCCAATAGCTGCACTCGGAGAGCCTGCGGAATCTGAATAGAGGCGAAGGGTAAGGTTGGTAGTTGGGCTCCCTACCTTATAGACTTTTACCCATACATCGTTGTAGGTGGCGGTTTCCGAAACCTTAAAACCTTCGCTATAGAAATACCGTCCAGCAGCACCGTCGCCGATAATCCCTGCTGCGTTATCCTCAATATTCCCAGTCGCCACCGAGCCAAACGACCCATCGGGCAACGTGCCCCACTGAGCACCGCCCCATTGCTGATTGAACCAGCTAGGAAGGAATCCAGCGCGATAGCAGTCTTGGTAGGCTGAACCTGCGGCGGGGAGGTAGTAGCCGGTGAGTGATTGTTCGGTTGCGCCGAGCACGGCGATTGCAGTCCCATCCTCTTTCACTGCCTTGACTCGATACGTCGAAACAGTCTTAGCCTCAATCTCCCAGCAGTCGCCAGCAGCCGCCGTCAGGTTCGCATTCCCGGCAATGTCGAACGTCGCTCCATGAGTCAGCACCGTTGCGACAATGGGGTAAAACTTCCGCGTTGCCCCGGCCTGCGGCGCATTCACGCAAGCGGTGATCGTTACAGCACTACCAGTCCCATCCAGAATATCCGGCGACGTGGTGGCGAAGAAGTCCATCGTCGTGGCGTGCTGCGTGATGTTTCCACGGGCAGAGTTGATGCCGCCGGTTAGGTTGCTTCCAGTAGCGACAAGTGCCGTTCCAGTTACACCAGCAGCAGGGAGTCCAGTCGCATTGGTAAGCGTACCGCTCGATGGAGTACCAAGTGCGCCCCCGTTGATTACGGGCGAACCAGCAGTTCCGACATTCACGGCGAGTGCGGTAGCGATTCCAGTTCCAGGCGTCACGCCGGCCCAAGTTGTCAGATCAGCATCATAAGCTTGAACAGTGACTCCAAGATCGGTTGAATCGAATTTGGTAGCTACTGCAACAGCGACGGCATCAAAGTCTGCGCCAATCTCTGTTCCTTTGACTAGCTTTGATGGATTGCCAGTAAGAAGCGCATCCTTTGCTGCGTAGTTTGTGATTTTGATGTAGTCACTCATAGTCTTCCATCCTTCGTGAATAAGTCAATCCGCTGA